CCAATATCCCGCTAAACCCTCGGCGCCTTGTTGTTGTTGTTGGGCTTCTTTAACAGGAGTCCCCCTGAGAAAAACCACCCCCGCCTACCCAGGTACCCCCTATGAAAACCACTTTGACCAATGACTACCTAGACAATGGTGGCCTACACCTACTCCCCGAGTTCGAGCTGACCTTCAGCCAACCAGGGAATGAACTGACGGCAATCAGGATCTCCTGGTTAACCGGGTCCCTATGGTTCGAGAAGAAACTATAGTCCCCCTCCCCAAACAATACTTAAGGTACACCCCCGATGGCTTTAGAAACTGGTACTTACATTAATAGTCTTAATGCAGCTAACCCTGCGGCCACTGACGCACTCTCTCAGGCCGATGAACACCTAAGACTACTTAAGTCTACTGTCAAGGCCACCTTCCCTAATGTAACCGGTGTGGTTACAGCTACCCAGGCAGACCTAAACACTAAGCCTGCGATTACTACTGATGGTTCTACCCCCAGTCTAGCCAGCGGCATCAGTGCTGCTGATGTTAAGACCCTGGTTGGCATCAGTGACCCTGCGATTACTACTGATGGTTCTACCCCTAGTTTAGCTAGTGGTATTAGTGCGGCACAGTTAGTGACCCTGTTAGGTGTGTCCCTACTTAATGCATACCCGGTAGGTAGCATATATACCTCAGTGGTAGCCACTAGCCCTGCGACCCACTTCGGTGGTACCTGGGCAGCCTTTGGTGCTGGTAAGGTCCTCGTGGGTTTAGACTCCAGTGACACCAGCTTTGACACTGTAGAAGAGACAGGTGGTGCTAAGACCCACACGTTGACAGTCGATGAGATCCCTAGTCACACCCATGGTTTCACAGCGATGCAAGACACTAACAACTCTGTAAACAGGACTGGTGGTGGTGATTTAGGTGCCCCAGGCTCAGGAACTACAACCGCTACTGGGGGTGGCACAGCACACAACAATTTGCAGCCTTATGTGGTTGTCTATATGTGGAAGCGTACTGCGTAACCCCCCTCGCCTCCCTCATTACCCGGAACAGGTTTAACTATGGCCAAGATTATCCCAGTGCGAGGTGTCGGTGACACCGGCGTTGTGACAGATATACGTCCCGCATCCCTACCTGTTGCAGCGTACACCAGGGCCAAGAATGTAAGGTTTGACCAGGGCGCCGTATCCCGTGGACCTGTGTTCAGGACCATCGAGGCGTCCCTGAATTTCACCCCCAGGTTCACCTATGGCATACCTGCAGCTGCTGGTGGTGGGTTTGCCAATGTAGTTATGGTGTCCCCTACCTACCAGATCAAAAGTTATAACAATGGCTCTGTTGCTTCCAAACAGGGCAGCATCTCCACGACTTCGGCAACGCCAGCAAGGTTTAGCGGAGCCTCCCTAGCAGACATAACGTACCTCAACCGAAACGATAAGATTCCGGTATATATGCCTAGCGGAGGTTCTGCTTTTGCTGACCTTACCCATTGGGACTCCAACTGGAGAACTGAGTCCCTACGTTCCTATGGTGACTTCCTGATTGCACTGAACATGACTGAGGGTGGTACCAGCTACAACTCTAGAGTCAGGTGGTCAGACCTCACCTTGGCCAACTCAATACCAGGGTCCTGGGATGCCACAGACACCACCAAGTCTGCTGGGTTTAATGACCTGGTAGAAATGAAGACCCCCATCGTTGATGGCCTAAGCCTAGGTACCAATTTCATTATCTATAGCCAGGACCAGGTATGGCTGATGGAGTACACCGGTGGCAGCTTCATCTTTAACTTCCGTAAGCTCTTTTCTGATGTCGGCATCATGAACCAGAATTGTGTCTGCGAGGTTGAGGGTAAGCATTTTGTCTTTGGAGACAATGACCTTTATATGCACGACACACACACCAAGCAGTCTATTGCCGATGAGAAGGTTAAGCAGTATGTGTTCTCTGGTTTAAACTTTGCTAAGTTTGATAGGTGTTTTGTGCAGCATAACCCTGACCTCGAGGAAATCTATTTCTGTTATGCCTCTGGCGATGACATGGCTGAGTACACCCACGGCGACCGCTGTAACCGAGCTGCTGTGTTTAACTACAAGAACAGCACCTGGTCTTTTATGGACCTCCCAAATGTCAACGCCTCGACCCAGGCCACCGTAGATTCCACAGAGACCTACGCAACAGTAAGCGTCAGCTATGCCCAGATGGGTGGTAGCTACTTCTCTCAGGAATCTTCTTTTGATACACATGTTCTCTTTGTGGGTGAGTCCAGTTCCACTGATGGTTTAACCTCAGACAAACTCTATGGGCTGGATCTTTCAGACAGTAACTCTAGTCTGTCTTTCCCGTTAGACCTAGAAGCTAACCGTCCACCATTTATAGAAAGAGTTGGCATTGATCTCGATGAAATAGCATCGGTGGCAGGTTATAAGGTAGTCAGTAAGGTTTACCCACAGGTCACCACAAGTAATGCAAATCAAGAGTTCAACTTCACTTTTGGTGCATCTAACCTTCAGTCGAGTCCCCCAGTGTATTTGGACACAGTAGTGTTTGATGGTGCTGTGGACCACAAGATCGATAGCCGGGCTGCAGGTCGCTACTTAAGCTACAAAATGACTGTGTCTGACACCAAGGATTTTGCATTTATAGGTTTTGACGCAGATGTGCAGACCACCGGTAGGAGATAACGCCATATGACAGCCTTAAAGACGTACAAAAGAAAACCTGCACCAACGCTGCAGCAGTCTGGTCAGGTAGGTCATATGGCAATACTACCTGGGCAAACTTTAGGTACTCCAGTACATAAAACCGAGTCAAAAATACTTACTAATTACATTGCTGACGAACTGCAGCAGCTCGAGAATACTTTGGCTATACATGGTCAGGCTACAACCTCAATCGAGGGTGGCGTTACGACCATCAAGCAAGACATCATCGACATTACAAACACCACCGGAGCGAACACCGCAGCAATCAGTCAAGAAGCTATTACAAGGACTTCTGCTGACTCTGCACTGGCTTCTTTAGTCACCACCTTGACTGCTACAGTAGCAACTGGTGACTCTACTAATGCTGCTTCGATATCGAATGAGGCAACTGCCAGAGCCAATGCCGATAGTGCGTTAGCCACCACAGTTTCCAACCTGACTGCTACAGTGACCTCTGGTGACTCAACTAATGCTGCTGCGATAACTTCTGAGCAGACTGCCAGAGCCAATGCCGACTCAGCTTTAGCTACAGATATCACAAGCCTCACGGCTGCAGTAACTTCAGGTGACTCCACTAATGCTTCAGCTATTACCAGTGAAGCAACAGCCAGAGCAAATGCAGATACTGCACTAGCCTCGGACATAACTAGTCTTACGGCTACAGTAACAAACACTAACAACACGCTATCGGCTGCTGTGACTAGCGAAGCAACAGCCAGAGCCAATGCAGATACTGCTAACGCCTCAACCATTAATACTGTGTCTGCCAGTGTAACTACTGAAGCTAATACAAGGGCTGCTGCGGATACTACTGAAGCTAATACAAGGGCTGCTGCGGATACTACTGAAGCTAATGCAAGGATTGCTGCTGATAATACGATAACTGCCAGTGTCACTACTGAGGCATCAGTTCGAGCTGCGGCTGACAACACACTGTTAGCTAAATATGGCGTGACGCTAAACAGTAACGGCTATGTCACAGGGTTTTCGCAAAATAATAACGGTACTACAGGTACTTTTAAGATACTGGCAGATAAGTTTACGATTATTGACCCCGCAGATTCCGCTGGTGAGGCAGGTACTCAAGTATTTGATATCACTGGCGGCAATGTGACGATGGACGCGGCGCACATAAAAGACCTAAGTGTGTCTACGCTGAAGATTCAAAATAATGCTGTATCAGTATCTACTTTTGCCAAAAATAGTTTACAGACAGGGTTATCAAATAAGACTTTTTCTACCACTGTCAGTATGCCGTCCGCGGGTACGATTACAGTGATCTGTAAAGCTGGTGTATTTGGGAGTGGGTCATTTTCAACAGTTAGCCTCAACTTAACTATTGATGGTACTACCCAGGATTCTTTAAACGCTCAGGGTACTCCAGCTTTGGCTAACCATTTGCTGTTAGGTTCAAAAGACGTTTCTTCTGGCAACAGAGTAATCAATGTAAATTACACTAATTTAGGTAACACAAATAATCCTTCACAAAAAGCTGACTTCATTATTTTAAGAAGGTTCAAATGAGCATACTAAATTATAGCTGCTATGACGGAAGTACAGGGGTTATCACAAGTCATCAAAGTGGTCTTCAAGCTGATGCCGACTTAAACGCTCCTTATGTACTTGGGCACTACAACTCCCAACTGTATGAGATTGTCGATGGCGCTGCTGTCTCTAAAGCAGATTCCGTGATATCGGCCCAAAACAAAGTAAAAGTAGACATTGAAATGCGTACGCTTAGGGATGGTATGTTAGCCGATTCCGACTGGACACAGATGCCAGACGTACGCTTTAACGCTGGCGTTCAAACAGCCTGGGCTACCTACCGACAAGCCCTTCGCAATGTACCTGCTAACAACGCCGATTGCATATCGATAAACGATATAGTCTGGCCTACAGTCCCATGAGAACTTTGGTAATGGAGAGAGATTCCTTTACCGTCCATTTTGAACAAGTCGAGCAACACACCATCGTCCACTGCGATGTCCATCGCTACAACAAAACTATCAAAAAAGAACTTCTAGAAAACTTAGACCTTCTGATGTCCATGCGTAAATCTCCTTTGATTGCGGTCCACATGGATGACGAAAAGCATCGTAAGTTTTTAGTGATGATGGGTTTTGAAATGCTGGTGAATGGCAAATGTTCAGACGGTAAAAAACACGATATTTATATTTTAGATAACCCAGATTGAGGTAAATTATGTCAGCAGCAATTCCAGCAGCACTGGCGATAAATGGCGCAGTGCAAGGTCGGAAATCGGCCAAAGAGCAAAGAGCGCAGATCGAGCAGCAGCGCAATGACGAAATGGCATCCTATGAATTTTCGCAGCCCTACATTGAGCGGTCGTATGACCGGGGCGAAGACTCCATGAATGCCTCTCTAGAGCAAGGTGCTTACCAAGGTAAAACCTATGCTGACATGCACGGCTATGAGCAACTAGGTAGTAACTACCTAGGCAACCAGGGCCTTGAGCAAGGCGCCAATGCATCAGATATTGCCAATGCATCCAGAGGCTTTGCTACCAACTACCAGGATCTCTACGACCAGGCAGGACAAGATCGTATGGGCGCCGCACAGCAGTATTCCCTGGACACTAGCCAGCCGTTAGTGGACGCAGCCATGCGCGACCCTATGCGACAGTTCACCGAGCAGACTATGCCTGGTATAAATCGCACTGCCAGTGGTCAAGGAAACATGAACTCTTCCAGAGCAGGCGTGGCCGAAGGTATTGCAACTCGAGGTTTCAATGACCGATATGCAGACATGACCGCTACCATTAATCAGACGCAACAAGACAAGCATTTGGCTATGCAGCAGAAGCAGTTTGCCGACCAGATGAGCGCCAACCAGGGACTTTACACCGGGTTTAACTCGGGCATGTCTAACATAGGTACTGCAGGCAACATGATGGTAGGTGCAGGCCAGAACTACCGCAACTATAACCAGGGTGCCCTTGACGATCAGCGAGATTCCTTTACACGCAACCGTGACTTTGCTCTAAACCAAGAAATCAAATATCGCCAAGGTATCTTAGGCGATGCTGATTACACATCGTCTTCTGTTAACGAGATTACACCGAAACCCAACACAATGATGTCTATGATTGGTGGTGCTCAGGGTGGTTACGCGATGGGTTCGCAAATGCAAGGCGGCTTCGATACATGGAATGCTGAACGAAAGGCTAAAAAAGGTGGAGGAAATAAGTAGTGGGTATTTTATCAAATCAAATGTATGACCAAAATGTCATAAAGACTCCTGTGAATTCTTACACTGACCCTCGGACAGGGACTATTCACTTTGGTAATCTCCAGTTTAACAATCAGCAGCAGGGAGTATTGTCTACCCCTGAGTACGACAGTAATGGAGACCTAGTGGACCCAAGGCTGCAGCAGCAGTTCCAAGATAACTTTAACCCTGCTCAGTACACTCCGGTCACCCCTGGAGCTACGCCTGGGATAGCGCCCCCTGCACTAATCTCAGCTGAAGAGAATGCCGAGATTGACGCACAGATAGCATCACAGCCGCAGCCGAGTCAACAGCAGCCACTCCCGCCACAAGAAGTACCCGAAACCCCTACTAAAGAGCCTTTTCAAATGAGCTTTGCTGAGAAAA